CCACATTGTATCCGCCTGCGGTTTCTTGCTTATCCTTGTATAGTAGATAGTATGGAGAGACGGAAATGTTACGCCTCGACCAAGTGTATTCCCGCCAATAATAATATTTGAGCCGTAAGAATACTCTTCACTGGCAATATTGTTTTTACCATTCATAACAATAACTTTAACACTGCCATTCTGAACAAGATCTCTCGCAATGGTATAAACCGTTTCAAAGTCTGATTTTTCACTTTTCTGCGGTTTTATAGTCTGATACTGCTTTTCCAATTCAACTTTAAATTCATCATCAATATGCTTAACACACCAATCCAGTTCAACATTGACTGCCCGCTCGTATTTGCTATGGATCGCCTGGCGTACACTAGGATGTATCAGGCAATTACAGGTTAAGCCGCCTGATGCAAGAATCTGCCCAGACACAGCAAGGTGGTGCAGTACGACTTGTCTTTCTGGTTGTTTAATCGTTTCTATATAGCTGATACAATCCGCTTTCTCATTCTTTGGAAAGAAAAAGTCTCCTCCAAGATATCCATTTCCAGGAGAAAAGTAATATGTAAAATACGGATGCCAACCGGAAGCCATCGTTTGAAGCAAAATTGCCTGAGGAGTTCCTGTTACTTGGAGATAAATGCTACTGGATGAACCATTTTTTATGGAATCCAAGTATTTATTGATAGATGACTGCCGTCCTTTGTTTACTAATGTGTTAAGTGATGCCGCATCTGCCTCGTCATCAACAATAAACAGCTGATTGCCTTTCATAAAACCAGTTGATGCAAAAACATTAGCCCACAAACGGAGAATACGGACATTCTTTTTCAGTACAATGATTGAGGGCTTCCTGAGTCTATTCTCAATAAATATACCAGAGTCGTTTTCTCCACAGATACAGAACTCTTTTAAGTCTGCTTTGACACGTTCAAGGGTTTGCTGTTGAAGCATAACATTATCTGTTGTAAGGAGAACAAAAGCCGGGAAACCCATATCAGCCGCTTTGCAAATAATACCGAACATCTGACCAGTCTTGCCTGACTGAACATTTCCAAACAGTAATCCGATTTCATGGCTACAGAAGGAAAAATGCTTTATATACTGGTTTCCAATATATTCCGCAGTCTGGAAGATAGATTCTGCGAGACGGACATTTCCTCTATCTGTGATGATTTTCAAATAATTTTTTAAGTATGACATTATTCATTGGCCTCCTCTTCTTGAGTGGCTTCAAATGAAAGGAACCATACATCGAGAAGATTACCATCTTCATCTTCCATCTTTTGATCCGTTTTTGTCAGCACAAGCGTATCGCATCCATATGCCGCTAGCATCTCTTTGGTAATCATCCCACGGCGATCAAGATCAAGCTGTGTATCATTTACTGGGGTAACCAGTCCAGCGGCGGCAAGTCGTCCCTTTATCCAGCGACCAAGAATAAGTTCATCGCCAACAGCACTGAATTGTTTATTTCCATCACTTGTGGTGTGAGCCTTGAAAGTATATCCGTCATCAGTAATGACATAGAATGTCACATTCTTCTCTGGGTATCCCGGAAGCAGGGTTATGTTCTTGTTTACTGTAAACTGTGTTTCATACCAGTCGCGGGATTTTCTTGCGCTCCTCGGAGCTGCATAACTGACATTCAGATTCGATTTTGTGTAGTGCCTGTTATCATCCATATGACGTTCATCAAATGCCGGAACCTTTATTGGAAGTACAAATGAGATCTCGGTTTTGTGGTGGGCGTAAATCATAACTTCAGCCTGCGGCACTCGATTCACTGTATCAACACCTATCAGTGAAGTATTGACCTCACGAATAAGTGGCGCATCTGTAATGTCGGCAATATTGGCGGAGCAGACATTGCTCTGCATTTTTTGTATAAGATTAAGTATTTCTTTGCATTCGAAAAGATCAGTAGTCAGACTGGACACCTCATACTGTCTTCGATTATTGGCTTCTAACTTTATAGCTCCAAGGTTTGCCGATCCGATAATTGCAGATTTCACATCGCCATTTTTATGGAATACATAGAGCTTTCCATGATACTTGAAGACATGGGTCATACGTATTTCGCCTACTCCGGCGGCTCTCCACTTTTCATTGAGTGATAAAGCGGTCCGATATATTCCCTCTGGTATACCTTCAATGTAGTACATTCCCATAACAAGATTGATATGTTTGATGTTATACTCTGCAACAATGGCATCCAATTCTTCAAGAGCCGCTTTGGAAACATAACCAACAGCTATATCCACCCCATCACAGTTGCTGATTTGCTCATTAAAACAATCTGTCACAGTAACTTGATTTTCATCAAGGCCTACTGGTAAGATATTAGAATATAATAGTTTCATTTTTTTGCCTCCTTTTTTATTCGACTACAGAATATTACACACTAAATTTTATTGTTTCTGTTTCAAAATTTCCAGACCAATCATCACCAATTAAAACAAAAAACTTTAATTCGACATCTTTAATTTCATCTATACGGTTTTTGTCTAAATCATCTTTATCTATTCCTATTTCATCATTTATTTTTTTACCTGCTGCAATGTTTGACGAAAGAGCAGGGTCTATCATATATCCATTTATAGAAAAATCTCTAACTTGAACTGTTATATCCTTTGATGAATTATTTTCTATATAAAGATTTATAAATTTATCGTAAGAATTTTCTGACATTCCTTTATAAACAATTTTTATATCTTTTGCATTATATAATGTATTTTTCTTTTCTTCAGCAACCCTTGATTCCTCTGCTTTTCGGGACTCTTCAGCAAGTTTTGATTCCTCTGCCTTTCGAGATTGCTCAACAAGCCTTGATTCTTCCGCAACACGAGATGATTCCGCTTTTTTAGATTCTTCTTCTAATCGAGAAGCTTCCTCGCGAGATATAACTGTAATTGTTACTTCATCTGTTTTCAACTTACCGTCCCTTGTTTGTGCATAAATCGTAGTTTCACCAACAGATGTAGCTTCTATTTGGCATTCTATCGGATAATTCGATTTGTCATTCAACTTTATATTTGCTACACTTGGTTTGGTACTAACAAATTCAATTTCATTGCTATAATCATCATAACCAGAGCCGTTGATATACAGATATTTATATCCACAATAACCAATCTGCAATTCAATATCACCAGAACTATTAAATTTAATGTCTGTTATTTCTTTTGCTACTTCTTTATGATTTGTATTGTCATTTTTGTTGTTACACCCAACAAAAGCCAACAATGCCATAGTTGCCGATAAAAAAACAGCTACAATTTTTTTACGCATATCAATACACCCTTTATCTTTAATTTTACTGACATTATATACTATTTGTTTATATATGTCAATAATTTTACACAAAATAAAAGCAAGAAGTTATAAAACTTCTTGCTTTTTGCTTAATTCACTTTATTTCTACCGTTACTTCTTATAAATTCTCTGCGTGAACGCTTTTCTACACTATTATAAATCTCATCGTTATCGAGATATACCGTTGTGTGAATATACACTGGCTGATTATTTGAATTATCACTGCTCTTTGCACTCATAACAGCCTCATAAACACCACTCTTGATACTTTCAACAATCTGTTCGTTGTTTACTACCGCTGTCTTATTACCTATCCTGCCGACAAGCTCTGCACCATTTTCACGAGCCATAAACATTTCACCACTCTCAGGATAACCGCCGCTTGCATACATTTTGGGAACAACTATCATTGGCATTTTTGAACCAATAGTTGCAGTTCCATTAGTCAGTTTGACACTGTTTACACTATTAACCATATTTGTCAAATTTGTATTCATGCTTTTACTTAGATTATTTGAAAATATCTGCATTTTTTGTAGAATAACATCAAACATACTTACGAATGTAACTGTAATATTATTTGTGTCTATGCCTTTTGCGAATGTGTTGCTTAATTTTTTAGCGTTTTTCTTTACACTATCAAAATCAAGAGAATTACTGAATGAAATATTAATTTTCTGTCCCAAGCTTTTTACAGTTTTTGTTGTATCAGAAACATTATCATTGACTGCATTTACAAAACCGTCAACATACCATTCACCTAATTGATATGTTTTTTTAGATGGAGAACCGAATTGTCCTGCTTCATAGCTTCCTTTATAAACAGAATCAAATGAATTTTTTCCTGCTCCCTTGAGTGCAGATTGTGAACTATTCATAGCATTTATTGAACCCTTGTTGTACCAATCCATAATTTCTTCACCGCTACTTTCAACCTTCTTTTTTAAGGCTTGATTTGATGTAAGATAGCCAGAATTTCTATTAATAGCAGATTGCGTTGCTTTTCCAATAGCACTTCCTATTGAGTCACCCAAATTTATTGAGCTATTTTTTAAAGATTCATCAAACACAAGAAAGTTTTTAAAAATGCTTTCTTTTGTCCCTGATTCAGACATTTTCTTTTCAAAACTATCAACAGCACTTTTAGCAGCGTTTTCACCAACTTCAATTGAAGATTTATTTGTTGATACACCAAACTTTGTATAAAAATCATCAAGGTTTATATCAAAATTATCACATTGTTCTTGAATTGAGTTTTTAATTTCAGAAAATTGCCTATCAATGTCTAACATATTTGCAAACGAAGTATCTCCATCAGCTTCAGCTACTTTGAGAATATTTTCATCATATGCATCTTGAATTGCTCCAAAAATTTCTGCAATTTTTTCCTGAGCTTGTTTTTTCTGTTCATCATAATTTGCTTCAAGAAGTTTCATTGAATCATCTAAGGCTTTTTTAATTTTTTTATATTCATCATCACTTATTTTACCATAAGAATATAAGGTATCTGCCTTATTGAGAAGATTTTGAATAGCTGTCTTTTGTGTTACATAAGCATCTTTAATACCTGTCATAGTGTTCTCAGCAGTTGTACCAATTTCTTCAATTTTCTTTTTTGCTGTATCTGTATCTTCAAAATTGATTGCACCATTTTTTACATCTTTTAAATCTTCTTGAAGTCTTATCGAATTTTCTGAAACTGTACTACTTAAATCATTAAGAAGTTTCATATCATTGTCAAATTGCTTTTGTTCCTCAGGAGTAACCTTAATACCTTTTGAAATTTTATCAAGATATGAATTTGCACTTGCCTGAACTTTGTTTGTTTCAGTATTAAATGTGTTTTGAAAACCTTGAAGAATTGTCGTCATTTTATTCACATCAACACCTAATTTATCTGCCACTTCTCCAGAAGTTTGTTTAAAAAGTTTAAAAATTGATTCTGTATTTAAACTAAAGTTATCCTTCATATTTTTAACAAGGTCATCTAATGCAGTTTTCATTTCTTTAACTTCAGTTGCAGTTAATTCACCTGTTCCGTCTAACTTCAATCTAAAGTTTTCCACCTTTTCTCTTGCGTTATCCAATTTTTCATTGCTTTCCTGAATAGCATCACGCATTTCTTTAACTTTTGAAGTATAATTGTCAATAGGTTCAAGGGAATTTTCTAATTTTGTCTTATAAGTGTCAAGCTTTGCTCCTTCACCATCAAAAAATGTATTATTCAGAAATTCAGTACGCATTTCTTGTTGCGCCTGTATAACTCCACTAATTGCACCCACAACAACACCCAATGTGGTAATAACACCACCAACAGGTCCTGTCAAAGCAAATGCTGTACCTATAGAACCTGCCATACCTATAATATCCAAAAAGCCATTTTTTGCATTTAATGTTCCCTTTGTCATATTATAGAAAAAGTCGTGTGCTGTAAAAGCTCCTAAAATTGTTGTAGCCGCCGTAATAGCAAACTTTTGCAATGTAGAAAGATTATCCCTGATATTCTTAAAACCATTTTTTATTGAAGTAAAGAAACTCTCGCCTTTATCACGAGAATTTTTAAAGCCTGTTATAAAATTTTTAGATATATCACCTATCGTTTTTATAACTTTCAGGTTTTTAAACCAAGTCCATAACTGTTTCAGATAATCCCAAAATTTCTTTATTTTACTGATAACCCATATTGTTGCTATTACTTCTGCTAACCTTTTTATAAATGGTATATTATCTTTAACCCACTTTTTTAAATCTGTAAAGAATTTCTTCATATGTTCATAGATTTTATTTGAACTTTCATCAAGTCCACTAAGAAAATCATATTCTGGCAGTTCTATATCTAAGTCCTTGCTTGTATTGATTTTATTTGAATCACTTTTTTCTGTATCGTTTTTCAGCACATTGATTTCATCAAAACCAGCAAGTCTCTGCATTGCTTTCTTCGCTGAATTTGCACTGTCGGCAGTATCATCAAGTGCATTATTCAAATCATCAACACCATCAGTAACACTATCAACACTTAACCCTGAATAATCTATTTCTGGAAGTTCAAACCCCCAAGCCTTAGCAAGTGCTTCGGCGGCCTCTGTAGCAAGCCTTACAAATGCCTGAATATAAGGTATAAGCTTTGCAACAAGGACACTGACAATATTACCAATAGCCCTTTTAAGCTGTTCAAACTGTTGCTCCAATATTCTCAGTGAGTTTGCAGGTGTTGTTATTGTACGAGACATATCGCCCATAACATTTTTAGACTGTTCCATAATAGCAACATATCGAATCAAGCTTTTCTGTGCTTGTGTCATTTTACTTATAGAATCTGTTATACCATGGCTATACGCTACCTGTTGCAATGTTGCCACATCAAGAGCGTAACCGAGCCTTCTCAACGGTTCTAGCTCACCCGAAATACCAGACTGAACTTTAGTCATAGCCTTATCAATATCTATATTATAGAATGATGAAATATCATAAGCTATTTGCGTTAGGTTTTTACTCATAAGATTTGCTTTTTCTGTTACTACTCCAAAACCACTTGTAATAGATTTAAAAACGCCTTGATTTCTTACCCATTCTGAAATATCTATCGACATCAGATTATTAACTTTCTGTGCAAAATTAAAGCTTTCATCTGCTGCATCACCCATGGCAACAGTAAATAGATTGATGTCTTCAATATACTCATTACTCTTTATGTAGTAATCTGAAAGTATTGAACTTACCTTTTTTAAAGTTACTCCGTAAGCTGCAAGTTTAATTTTCACAGCGGTTAAGCCCTGAATCAAAAAATTTTTTGAAGCAGCTACATTTTGATTTGATGCTGAAAGCCCCTGGTTACTCTTTATCACTTGTTGTAGCTTTGTAGGCAAAGAACTAAAGCCATTTGAAACCTTTTCCATTTCTGTTGCAAGAGGTTTCACTGCATCCGCTGTTCTTTGAATCGATTGTGCAAAGCTATCAAAATCAACACTCTTTAAATCATCTGATATTTTAGGAATTTTTTTAAGACTGTTTAAGAAAGGATTTATATTATTCTTTCCTAATGTTTCAAAAGTTCGTAATGAATTGACAACTTGATTCAGTCGGCTTACATCTATTTCTTCCATATTATTGAGAGCGGAAACAGCCTCCGGCAAACGCTTTGCACTATTTATAAATGGGTTTATATCAGTTTTGCCCACTCCTTCAAATGTTTGCAAAGTTGAAGTTATACGCATAATTTTGTCCGAATCAATATCAGGCATATCTGAAAGAGATTTCATAAGATTAGGAAGTCTTTCAGCACTTGTTATAAAAGGATTGATATTATTTTTTTCTAAATTGCTGAATGATTTCAACGCATTTGTAATTCCAAGAATTTTATCTGTATCTGCATCTGTGTCTGATATTGCCTTAATCGCACTCGGAAGCATTTCTGCACTTTTTATAAATGGCTTTACACTGACACCTTTAAGAGTATCAAGCTCTCTTAGCGAGGACACAAGCTTGTTTATTTTCTCAGTTTGTGCATCAAGTGTTGATAATGACTTGGCTGCTTTATTCAGTGCATTAAGCCTTCTCGTAACAGACGAAAGGGAGCTTGCCTTTTCGACAGCTCCCTTGATTCTTCCGAGTGTGGAGAGAAGGCGATTCAAGCTTTTTTCCGCCGCACTTGATTCTGCGGAAATCTGTAAATTAAGTGAATCTATATTAACGCTCATCACCATCACCCTTATATTTAAATTTATTGACTATGGAATTCATCCATACCTGAGCCTTTAATCTTTCATTTTCCTCAACTTTTATTTTCTCATATTCGGTTTGTTTTGTTTCTCCATATCCATAAGGCTTCTGCGGATATGGTAAGGGCTTAGTCCCTGACTTAGCAAAGGCATTAAGTATAGGTGAAACATCGCAAAAAGCTTCATATATATACATACCCTGAAGCCAAGCATTATAGTTTTGTGTTTCGATACTCAGCTTGTGAGCCTTCCTATAATATTTTACGAGTGAAGAATCACCCTCCCAGTATTCCTTGCTTGTCATACCAATAGAAAGATAGTAAGGAAAATGCTTGAAAAAAAGCTCTGTTCCGTTTTGTATTTCGGGAAGTGAACTTAGAAGTTCGCCTCCCAGATTGCGTTTCCCTCGTCTTCTTCCGACTTTTCTGCATCATCTGTACCCATAAGGGAAAGTATCGGCTCTTGATACATTTCAATCAATTTTGAAAGAAGTTCGTCCTTGTTTTTGATTGTATCGTAAATTGCATTGATAACATCACGCTTCACAAACCTATGATTTGCAAGAAAAGCTCCTGCAAAAAGCAGTGGAATCATTGTAGCCGGCTTATCAGAAATTTCAGACATAACAAAGCCTTGCTCTTCCATTTTTTGAACCGTCTTTCGTGTAAATTCAAGCTTGTATTCCTTTTCTTCTGTAATAATTGTCATTGTTTTGCTCATTTTCTATACCTCCAAAATTTTATTCAGTTGTTGGCTTTTCAAACCAATCGGGAGCATTTGTTGGCGTTATGTAAAGAGTGTTCTCAAGCACTGCACCAACAGAAGTTTCAGGCATACCAAGCGGAGATGGATTTCCCTTGAAATATACTGCCTTACTAAGTCCCTTTGTTGCTATGCAGAACCAAACAGCCTTGCCATCGGATTTTGCAGTCTTATATGCAGACATAAGTGCTTCCCATTTGCTCATAAGAACTTCTGTCATATTTGCAGTAAATTCCAAAGCACCGCCAAGGTCCTTCAAACCATCAATATATGTTTTAAATTCGGTTTCTGCGAGGTCTGTGGTATCAAGAGTTTCAGGCGAAACATTTGTCGCAGGTGTAGACTTAACACCAGGAATAATTGTATATCCTGTTGTTGGACGAGTACCTGCTGTCGTTTCTACCGCATAACTTAGTGTTGTGCCTGCGGTACTTAGATTTATAATTGTATCTGCCATTTAAAATCATTCCTTTCATTTTGTGTAAATATAATTGTCCTTGCCGATAATAGCTTCATATCTTGCCTTTAAACGATAAATTGATATATCCGAAAGATTATCCATAGGCTGGCAGAAAGTCCTTATACAGCCTAATTCTGATAGCTTTTCATCTATCATATTCATAATCTTTTTAGCCTGTTTTTTCTTACCTGAGGTTAAATTTGAATAAACATCAATTTCATACATAGCTCTGATATGATTTTCATATGAGCAGCAGTCAATCGAATCTTCATAAACGCTGTTACTTATCTCGATGATTGATACAGCAGGGAATTTCGGCGGTGAGCTTATAGTTTCGCCCACAACATAGATTCCTTTGAAAACCTCTCTCAGAGCTTTTGCACAATAACTGAATATTTCATTTTCGTGATCTATCATACAAATACCTCTTTGATTTTTTTATTTAAGCGTTTGGTGAGTTCTTTTGCTGTTTCATACATAAACGGTCTTGAGGGCATACCCTCAGTAAAACGATATTCTCCATCATCTGTCGGATAAAACCAGCCTATTCTGCCGTCCTTAGTGACTATATAATGCGTTCCTCCGCCGTATTTATAGCCAATTTCAGCCATAGCATTTCCGCTGTAAGGAGAGTTCATTCCGACTATACCTGTCCCAAATTCAACGAACACAGCATAATCACAATCAACTCTTATAATACCTGTATTGGTATCAGCATTGTAATATCCGCCTACGGAATTAAGGAGATTTCCTGTATCATTTATATTCATTTCGACTATTTTTGCACGAAGTATAATAACACCATCATCTATAAGAGCCTTTACAAGTCTTTCGGATTTTTGCTTAATACTATCTCTGTATTTTTCGATTGATTTAATCGCCTGCCCTATTTCTTTTGTATCAAGACTAAAGCTTATCTTTTTCACTGACAGTCACCTTCTTAACGGCAATCTGTATCTGATTAATTGACCTTGCAACTTTTTTTACAATGTAATCGTGCGGTTTTTCGGTATCAAGATTATCAATCCAAAGCACAGTGTTTTCATCAATATTACAGTTCATATTTGAAGTAATAAGCACTCTGTCATAATCAAGAAGATTGCCAAAAGGCTGATTATCTACACTGCCCTTGCTCGCAGATACGGAAATTATAATCATCTCAGGCTTACTATAAGTAATCTCATACTGACCTGTGCTGTTACCGTATTCATCAATAAGCTCTGTACTTTTCTCGTAATTGCTGTAATAAACCTTAATCTGATTCCTGCGTAAATCTCTCATAATACGCTCCCGTATGGAATTATTTCATCAAGCAAATCTGAACTTACCCAACTAGATTGATATGTTCTGCTAACGCCGTTTTCACTGTGTGAAATTTCGCCCTCAGCACCCTGCTTATTGTATAAATCAAGAGCAATACGAAAAAGCAGGTCATTATACTGTGGATCAATCTCGTTTCTGTCTGTTCCAAACGGAAAGCGTTTTGCAAGAATAACCGCCTTAGAAGTTTCGATTATATCAATCAGCAAATCTTCATTCGTTTCATCAGGAAGCCTTAACTTCAGCCTCTCAAGAGCAGTCATAATCAAACCACCTTGATAGTATAACATTCGTCCATTCTCTCAAAGCTCGGAAGAACTATCTGAGAAACGATTGTTTCAACATTAACAGGATTTATTCTTGTTGCTGTTGTTACTGCAATTCCGGTATCCGCAAAGAACTGCTTTTCTGTACCGCTCTCGTCCTTAAATTTCTTGTTATATACAATAATATTCAAGCCGAGAAGCTCGCTTACAAGCTTAATAATGATACTTTCTGTAAGAAAAACATTTGCTGTTGCATTTTGTGCAAGAACAGCAGATTTCACCTTATCACTTGCAAGAAGATAGTTAAAAGTTTTCTTGCTCATAATAGCTGTAACCGGCTTACTGCCACTATAAATCTCGCAGTTATCCTGAGCTTTGCGTAAATCCTCAAGCGGATTTGCATTTGTGCTGTCGCTCCACTTATCCTTTGCAGAAAGAGCCATATAGTTATTAGACTTATACTCATTATCAGGGTCATAGTCATATATATAAGATACGCCATTTGCACTGATTGAAATTGATGGTTTACCATTTGCAGAAGAAAGCAACTGCATTCTCATTCTTTCAGTCGCAACATTCGCACCTTCTATAAGACTGCCTGCATCATTGAATATAACAGCAAGAACAGATTCTACATAAGGGTCTTTGCTGTCTTTTGCTCTGAGGATTTCCTGTCTATCCTTTTCGGATATAAGCATACCCTCTCGAAAAAATGGCATTTCTGTTTGAATCTTGCTTACGCCGATTCTGTCACGAAAACTTGCTTTTGCATCAAAATTTGATGGTGCAAGAGAAATAGGCAATCCCTTATGTCCCTTAATCCATGATAGGTCAAGTCCTGCCTTTTTCTTTGATGGAAAAAGCCCCTCGCCAAGATATGGTATTCGGTTGCTTCCTGCTTCACTCCAATATGCAGCTATTGTCTGCGGTGTAAAAAGTTCGGATAAATTCATTTTTCATACCTCCTTAAATAAGTTGTATCATAGGCAATGCTGTAAGAACTGCTACTGCAATGTCCACGCCTGAATTACTCTTAGCCTTTTGCTTATCAATAAAGCCATGAATAATAATAGTTCCTATCGGTCTGTCTGCGGTTACATCATCAAGAAGAATTCCAACAGCATCGGCTGTATTAGCAACAACACCTGCCGAGCTTATCGGACTGCCTGCTTTTACCACTCCACTTGCAACCGATGTAAAATCAAGTGTCATTGGTCTGCCTACATAGTGGTCATTTGCAAGAATTGTTGCTGTCGAAAGCATATTTGTTTTCTTTAAGTTCATTCTTTTTGCCCCCTATAATATGAAAATACTTTTCTTGAATTTTTCTCTGTTTCAGACTTATTCTTACCGATTTTTCTTGCAAGTTTTTCTGCAACAGAGGTTTCTTCATTATCTGAATCATCACCTCCGCTTGGCGGTGGTGTTTCTTCTTGTTGTTTTGCTTTTAGATTTGTTTCCGTTTCAGAAATTTTATTCATAACAATAGTGGCTATTGCATTTGCAAGCTTCAAGGTTTTCTCCTCGTCCTCTGATACAATTCCGTCAATCAAATCTGAATAATCACCCTCTGAAAGTCCCGATTTAGCAAAAACACTTTCTGCTTTTGTGCGATTTAAGATTTTTGCGTTTTCTGACTTTGACCTTTCAGCATCGGCAAGTGCTTTCTTCATTTTCTCCTCATTTGTAAGCTTATCGGCTTCGGAATCGTCAAATTTCTTTGCCTTATCCCTGAGCGTCTGAAGCTCTTCAGGCGATATTTCACTGTCCGAAAGTGCCGTCAGCTTTTTGAGCTGTTCCTCTGTTGCATCTGGAAATATTTTCTTCAGCTGTTCGATATTCAAAACTATTCCTCCTTAATATTTTGTGGATTATTATTTGCCTGTGTTTGTTTAAGTTCACGCCATTTATTCATAAATTCTACACTGTCTGCTGCCACCTGAGCTGGGTCGCTAAACATTTCGCAATTAGCGATTGCCGTTTCAGGTGCTATGCCTGCCTCAAGCATATTTAACAAGCCTTGTGTTTTTGTAAGCATATTGTCTGTGCGATTACGACTAAACTTTACACCTACATCTGATATTGCAAGATTTTTCATTATTTCAGGTGCATCACGACTATTACTCAGTATTTTAAGCACAACTCTTAAAAATTCTTTTTCAGAGCCTATAAAAGTAAGTTCTGTTTCTCTTGCGTGACTTTCTGCGGTCTGCCAACCGCTCGCAAGAAGTATAGCTTGTCCTGTATTTCCACCTGTGCTTGCGTTTCTGTCAGGCACTCCTGCAATCTGCAAAACCGTCTGATATAAATCGTCTTTAACGGTCTGAGCTCCATTTTGGTCAAGCTGTGAAGTCAGAAACTTTATTATTGCCTGAGCATTTCCTGCCGGACTTTTTGTTTTAATTCCGCCCGATTGCCGGAGTTTTTCAAAGCCCTCACTGTCAATATCCACATTGTGAAACCATATGAGATTTTGGACGAACTGTGCAATGTCATTTATTCTGTCTGAGGTAGAAATATTTATTGCATCAAGCAAGGGGATTACATTCTCAAAACAACCCATTCGAGCCGAATTATTAACATATTCAACGACAGGCTGAATACCTATGCCATTTCTATCGACTTTCACAAGCTCGGACACACCAAATTCTGTGCCGAAAAGAGTAAAAACATCTTCATCAGTATAAGCACGAATAAGTGTATTGCCTGTTTCATCATCAACAGTATATGTAACTCCCAAAACAGTTTTTTTATAAATATCATTTTGATAAATAACAAAGCATTTATCAGGTGACGGCTGTAAAATATCAAAACCAGATATTCCTTCGGATTTTCTTTTTGGAAAAGCTATGCGATAAGCTGTTCCACAAATAAGCATTGTTTCTCCAAGTTCTTTATCCTTAGAAGCTTTATTCTCCTCAAACATCATCTCATTAAGCATTATGATGCTATCAGCATTTTGCATATGAACATCTTTATTGCCTCGTCTGACATATTGTATTGGTGAACCAAAAACATAGCCTGTCTTGAAGCTGACTATCTCTGCTGCGTGGTTTTCGACAACCTTATTATTGATTTCAGGGCGAATTTCCTTTGTTCTTCGCAAAATCGGCTGTATTCCCTTATAGTAATTAAATAGAAATCTTATTTCAGCAGCATTTTGTGCGTGTTTAACAAAAGCTTTGTTGAGAACCTCAACTATATTTTCTGCTGTAATCTTTTTCACTGATGTAAAAATCTGCCGCCTGCCCGAAAGCGTTTTATCAGTTTTTAAAAGCTCTGATTCGGTCATAGCTCCACCTCCCTCAAATAAAAATAAGTGCCGAATAAGAAACTTAATCCTCATTCGGCACTTGGCGCTATGGCACTTGGCACTTTTATTTTAATTTTAATGGCAGTTTAATTTCAATATTTATCTTACAGCCTTTGCAGTATGGATAGATTATTCCCTTTGCCTGCGTATCAACTTCAAGCAATTTTCGTTTTATTCCTGCTGCTGCACACTGCGGACAATAAACAGAATCTTTCATACTATCCCTCCGATTTTTATTGTTATTACTATTATATAAAATCTTAGGGTGACATTACAATGTCAAAAGAATGACACTTAAAAAAATCTTTTAAAAATTTTTGTTTCACTATCTCCTGCAAATATAAGTTCCTTTAGCATTGCAAGACCGTCCGGAACATCATCGTGCTTATTTCTGCCTGTCACAAGAAAAGTAGTCAGCTTATGAAGTGCATCTCGATATTCTTTTGTGCTATGTTCTTTATCACGAAAGAAGAAGCGCTTTATATCAGGTGCAGCCTGAATTATTCTTGCCATCTTAGATTTAGTATTCGGAGCTTTTTCGTGTGATATATTTATCCTTACTCCCTGTTTTCTAAGTTCTGTATCAACATAATCTGCATACTCACTTCCGCCGTTATTTGCCTCGAACTTTGTTCTATGTGGCTTATGATAAGCTAATTTTCCAATTACAATAGGTTGAGTTACTGTTTTATCACCATTATTTAAAATCAGGTCATCTATGTATACATCTTCGCCATATACATATCCAAATGGCATAAACAAATCATCTCCGCCACCCCAAGCTACATCACAGGCGGAAATTATCATATCGGGCTTGCCCTCTGGCAGTGTTCCGTTATAATATCTAAGCTCATCATCAGGAAACAGCAAACCCTCACGCTCATATGGCACTCCCATATACTTTGCACACCAGGTTGCGTCATCAATACTGTTTTTCATATCAAGATAATATTCTGTACTGAATCCAAGATTATATGGATAATTAAAATTACTTTCATCATTTTTATCAAGAGCAGGAATAACTGTAAATCTATATCTTGAATTACCCTCATACTGTTCCTGTATACGCCCTATAACATCAGAAACACTCCACCTTGTGCCGATATGAAGTTCTTTTGCCTTATCTTTTTTTCTGTCTTTAAGCTGATTGAGATATGCGTCATACTTATTTTGTAAACGCTGAGGATTCAAAGCTTCCTCCAAATCCTCAATAATATCATCAACATACAAGAGCTTTGCGACCTCGACTGCTCCTGTAAGAGTACCGCTGATTGAACGGCAGGTAAGTGTCGGGAAACGCTTTTCTGTATTGAGGTCTATACTCTCGTTCTTTGCAGAGGTATTTGCAATTCTACATTCCGGGAAAACATCTGACCATAGATATTCACCACTGCTGATAATCGAATTAACCTCTTTATAAAAGCCCTCTGTGAGTTTATCACTGTGTCCGCTCATTACATTTGCTTTATCTGGATATTTGCCCATAAGCCAGGTTATATAAAAAATTCCAAGTGTACTTTTGCCAACTCTTGGCGGTAATGAAATGGCAAGAAAATCTATCTTATCGTCCTCTAAGTCCTGCAAATCATTAACTATTCTTTTCAGGACCTTCATTCTTGGTGCATAGAATTTCTTTTGAGGTTCTCTGTTCCACTCAACATAAAGCAAATAATAATGGAAATATCTCTGCGAAAGAAACAGAGCTGCCTTTTTCGCAAGCTCAAAGTAGCCAACAGCTTTTTCAATATCGCTGGTTGCAAAAATCCTGCTATACTTCATACAGAGATGATAGATATTTTCTGCGTTGCTGTATGCGTTTTCACTTTCTGTTTTTTCAAGTAGTCTGCAAAGCTCAAAGTAATCAGACATTGTTTGCAGCTTTGATAAATTCTGAGTTTTGATAAGGTCTATAAGCCCGTGAGTTGTCATAATACCTGCCTCCAAATAAAAAAGTACCGACAATCTTAATAAGATTATCGGCACTTGGTAATTAAACACTTGGCTCTATGCTTTTTATTTAATTATACATAATTATTATATGACATTTCAATGACATTTTGAAAAATTATTACACACCCGAAAGATATAGCTTAGATATTAGCTTTAATTTTCAAAATTCATAGTGTGACCACATAGATATTATTTTTACTGTCTTTTCTTCCTCATAAACCATATATACAAGCCTGTGCTGTGAATTAATCCTGCGTGAATAGCATTGTTTGAGATTTCCGACAAGCCTTTCATATGGCGGAGGATTTTTATACGGATTTTCTGATATAAGTTCAAGAAGATTACTGACATTCTTTTTTAAAGCCGGATATTGCTTAATCTTTTCCTTATCCTTTTGGGCTGATTTAGTAATCATAATTTTATAATTACCATTCAAATTCTTCACACTCCTCAATCGGAGTATTTACCCCATCTTCAAGTTTTTCTTTCATTCCTGGAATAGAGGTAAGATAAAGAGTTTCCATAAGGCTGTTATACTCGCTTTCACTTATAAGAACTGCATTGCCATTCTTAGTATTGATATTCACGGGCTCATTATACTTAATGGTTTGTTCTATAAGTTCAAAAAGCTGTTTTCTGAAATTTGTTGCATTTGTGTTAATCATTTTCTGCACCTCCATTTATATTATATGTACATTATAGCGTACATATAAATAAAAATCAAGTGGTTTTTTAATTTTTTCGTAATTTTCGGGGTTGAGTAAGCACTCCCTGCCCCATTTTACAAACACCCCCTGGGGTAGGGCAAAACAGTATCAAAATAACAGGTAGCCTAAAATGTATCAAAAACTATTGACTTTTGGGCTGTTTTGGGCTATAATTTGAATATCAATTTTAACGATCGTCTAATTTAATATTTTAGGAGGTTTTAAAAATGTGTGTATATGGTTATTGCAGAATATCAACAAGCAGACAAAACATCGAAAGACAGATACGAAATATTCAAAGTGCATACCCTGATGCAGTAATTATACAAGAAGTTTACACTGGTACCAAATCAGAAGGCAGAACTCAATGGGAAAATCTTCTTAGAACAGTAAAGCCTGGAAATACAATTATTTTCGATAGCGTAAGCCGTATGAGCCGTAACGCAGCAGAAGGCTTTGAAACTTATCAGGAGCTTTATAATAAGGGCATAGAACTTGTATTCCTCAAAGAGCCTCATATCAATACTGCAACATATAAACGAGCTTTGAGCAATAACATATCAATGACAGGCACAAAGACAGATATTATACTTAAAGCCATTAATGAATATTTGATGGAGCTTGCTAAGGAACAAATCATCATAGCCTTTGAGCAAGCTGAAAAGGAAGTTCAGGACCTCCAGCAGCGAACTCGTGAAGGTATAGAAACGGCAAGGCTTCAAGGCAAACAGATAGGCAGACAGCAAGGAACAAAAGTTACAACAAAGAAAAGTCTTGAAATGAAAGAACAGATTATGAAATACAGCAAGGATTTTTGCGGAACTCTCAACGACATAGAATGTATGCGTTTGCTCGGAATCGCAAGAAATACCTACTACAAATACAAGAGAGAACTTAAAGAGGAGGCTTAATAATGCTAAAGCTGTTATTCTTCATACTATTGCCAATATGTATCATAATTTCAGCAGCAGGCAAGAGCGGTAAATAATCATCTGAGTGTGTCTTAATCAAGGCACACTTTTTTCGTTCAAATAGCCTGTATCGGTTTTTATTGTCGATATAGCAAAAATATATCAAATAGTTATTCAAATGCGTTTACAGGGCGTTTATGGCGAAAATAGAGCTATTGTATAAATAAAGCAAAGCATAAAATAATCCCCTGCGGTTTTCAAAAGATTCCGCAGGGGATTTCTTATTGTTCATCTGAATAATCGTTGTTTGCAGTAGCTTCAAGCAATCGCTGTTGGATTTCGTCCTGATTTGCGTTCTCCCCAAGGGGGTTATTTGGTGTCAAAACGACTTCTTGCCTATCACTCATTTGGAAGTAATTTTTGGCATAAAAAATCCAAGTTACCGGATTTATCTTATTTTCCATCACTAAATCAGACATCAGAAATGCGATATAGTCCTTAGCTTTTTTAATGATGTTGTATCGAAAGTCGTTCAATCCTGCTCTTGTTTTCTTCACCTCCCAGTTGTAAAGCGTGCTTCTGTTCACTCCGATTGCAAGTCCAAGTCCTTCAACCGTTGGTCTGAGCTGTGCTTCTATACAATATTCAAAATATTCATTGATACGCTGTTCAACTTCTTCGTCTGAATCAAGATTTATCTTTGGCATATCGTAAATAACCTTTAGCTTACGCATTTTTTCTGAAAGTTCTTCGCCTTTTGCATTAAAGCCATTATCTCCTATAACAGGTGAATTTCTTGATTTTGTTATTTTATTTTTTTCCAAATTTATCCCACTCCTTTTCTAATCTAAGCATTGCAAGCTTATGATACCTGCACACTGTACGAACTGATTTTTTTATTTCTGTTGCGACTTCATCATATGTAAATCCTTTAAGATATACCATACACATTGTCTGTATAAGTCTGCAATCCTCAAGTGTATTAAAGAGCCTTAAAATAGCTTCTCTCTTACTTTTAAGTTCAAGCGTAGGTAAATTATAAAACTCTCTTATTTCAATACTTCTATCTATTCCTTTTGCAGACGCAAGAAATTTCTCAAGCTTCAAATTTTATCACTCCTTTGATTCAGATATTCCTTTGCTGTCACTCCTATTCCTCCTGACTTTCAAAGAATCTGCGAATTTTATTAACTGTCATTTTGCCAACGATTTTTGAAACATCAATGTTGACAATAAACTCATTTACAGCCTCACGCTTATTTACGTTTGCAATCTCATCAAGAAAGTTGCATAACTGTTCATCGGTCATTTTTCTTACTTTAACTGCTGTATCATGTTGTTGACGCTCTAACGCAGTCTTCTTATAGTTTTTCTTTGACATTTAATTTTTCCTCCTTAAAATTATCAAGTTTCACGATTATGTATGGAATATCATCTGCATTATTGCAATATAATTTATGTGCTGATATATTGACAACTTGTTTATCATCGTCAAAAGCTACACCATTCAGCCCATCCAAAACAGCTTTTAATATATTGTCTATATCAGGCTTAGTAGTTGCAAACTTTCTTCTATTTGATTTTGCCCTTTTCAGATATGCTGTTATAACTAACGAAACAGGTCCATCTTTAAAATAATATCCTTGAGCAACAGCTAAATAAGCCTTTTTAACATCAGCTTCATAAACCTTTGTACCTTTTGGAGTATAGATATGACCATTTACAAACCTTGGTCTTGCTTTACCCTGTGGCTGCCCAATCACTTTAAAGCTTATAGTCATTTTCAAAAGCCTCCTTCGTCAAGTGCGGCTGAGCTTACACTTTCATATGAATCAATATCATATGTCGCTTCATAGCCGCCTTGTTGTTTGGAATGTACGCCTCTTTCTGCATCTGTACCAATCCAAAGCTCTATATAAGCTTTTGTATTTCCAACATATCTTTTTTTCGCCGGATTCGCCTTAAGAAAGTTAATCATTTTCTTCAGGCTTTTATCAATATCCGTTTCGGAATAAGTTTTAGTTAGTTCGTTGTAGAAATCCTGCGTAAGCTCGAATTCCCCGTTAATCGCAGGAATTCGGTAACACACTTTACTTTTCTTTACTTTACTTTTCTTTACTTTACTTTCCTTTACTTTACTTTGTGTTTTAATGCTATCATTAACTTGGTTATTGGTACCAGAAATAGATTTCAGCACAATTTTTGTTTTCATTTCGTTTGTTGGGACATCATTTGGGTCATTTAAATCTAAAAGGAAGTATTCCTTTATCATGCGTATTTCTACTCGTTTGTTAAGCATACGAATATATCTTTTCTGGATACCTCTTGAAGTTATCACACCGAACGTATCAAATACCCGTTTATCAAAAAACGAACGTCTGACACACCCTTTAATAAGTTCTTCAACAAAGTTTGGAGAACCGCCACAGACCGCACCATCTGACACGAGACCGCACCAATCCTTATCACAAACCGCATAGTATCCTTCTTTGTATATTTCACACAGTATGTAATTCAACATATACATACCGTTCGCCCCAAATTCAGACCTTAAAAGTCTTATTTTATTATCAGAGTAAAAATAGCAATCCTCATTCCAATAATCAACCCCATCCTTTAACGGACGTGCCATTCTTACATCACCTGCCTGCTATTAAAACAAGTTTTCCTGTTAATCTTTGTATTTCATTTTTAAATAAAAATGCATCTGAATTTTCTGAAGACAAATGCAATAGATATATAGCTGTTACTTTGCTTAAATCGTTTGCCTGCAAAAAGTCCTTCACATTTTCAAGAGCAAAGTGACTCTGCTGTATTCTCTTTGCAAGAGATTTGTTCAGAAGTCCTCTTTCTACCCTTTCTCTCATAAGAGTTTCTGAATAATTGCATTCAACCATAATAATATTCAAATTTCTAAAAATATTCGGAATATAGTAAGTATCAGTTGCAAACAACAGCTTTTCTTTTGCGATAGTCGAATAAATAAGAAATCCAAGTGGTTCATTACCTGTCTCTT